GAGCCACGTCAAAGTTGAGGTTGGACGACGAAAAGTCCACACGAATATGCTCCATGGCAAAGTTCGTGTGGCGCTTGTAGGTGTTGCGGAAGTGGGTCATGGACGGGTTGCCGTTAATCAACTCGTTCTGAGCCCCAACGCTCACCAACTGGAGAAGCGCACCAGGCATTTGTAGTTAAGGAACATCATTGTTTAATAGAGAACACCACCACTCTGCGAACAATACTGCGACGTAGTGGTCTCGCCTAACTGCGAGCATGTCTGGTTTCCGCGACATGCGGCCGCCACAGTCAGTTGGTGCCGTGACGCGTTATTCGCCTTCAGGCTCAGGTAGGTAGACGGAACCTTGTTCTTGCCGAACGGCGGGTCAGCCACGTATATCTTGGCAATCACCTGCCGCTTGACCTGTGTCAGATAGTCTTGGGCAGAGTTGACCTGCATTCTATTTATACAGAGCGGAGAGAATTGATACAATGCGATTTGTATTGGTCAGCACCCACGTAGACCAGACCACTGGGTACGCCAAGGTAGCCTACAACCTCCTCCGCCAGCTGTCGTCGGTGTCTCCAAAGGTCAAGACGTTTCACTTTGGATTCCAGCGCCACCCGGACCGCAAGAATGTTCGCAAGCTCCCCGACGGAATCGTTGGATATGATGCCGCGTCCAATGAGGACCCGCGCGAGGAGGGCTTCGGGTTCAACAAGATTGCGGAGTATGTGGACATGGTGCGTCCTGACGTGGTCATGATTTACAATGACCCGCTCATCATCTGCAAGTTTATCGAGGCAATGAAGTACGACAAGGCCACATCGCCTTTCAAGCTGTGGCTTTACGTGGACCAGGTCTACACAGGCATTGCCCAGCCTCTGGTGGACACCATGAACAAGAGTGCCGACCGAGTCTACTGTTTCACGCAGTCGTGGGCGGAGACGTATGCTGCGTACACTCCCGGCTCCAAGATGCCGAGTGTCATTGAGCACGGTATTGACGCGGCCGAGTTCACGTGCATGTCTCGCGACCAGCGCCTGGCTCTTCGCCGTAACCTGAAGATTCCTGCCGATGCCGTCGTGTTCCTCAATGCCAATCGCAACAGCCAGCGCAAGCGCCTCGACACTATGATTATGGCATTCGCGAAGCTGCTCACCTTCACCGATGAGCCCGTGTACCTGATGGTTGTGACGGCCATGAACCCGCAGCACGGTGCGTTCTACGACATCCAGCGCATCTTTATGAGTGAGCTGAAGCGCGTGGGTCTCTCCCAGGAGGCATTTGCAAACCGACTCATGATTGTGGACACGGCGCCGCCGAACACCCTGTTGGACACGCAGATTAACGAGATATACAACCTGACGGACATCGGAATCAACACGTCGGATGGCGAGGGCTTCGGTCTGTGCCAGCTGGAGCACCTGTACACGGGCGCCCCGCAGGTTGTCACTGATGTGGGCAGCTACCGGTCGTTTTTGAATGACGATGTGGCCACGTTTGTCCCGCCGTCAAGCCTGCAGTACTTTGCAGGCTCTATGCCGCTGGGGTTCTCTGCGCCCACCTTCAACCCCGACGACGTTGCCATGAAGATGAACGACGTGGTCAAGACACTGGATACGCGCAAGGCGGCTGTTCGGTCATTCCCCTTCAAGAGCTGGACGAAGGTGTGCGACGGGTGGCTGGAGGACGTTCACACAGCCGCGTAAGTCGGCCTGCCTTCAAGGACCCACCGAATCTGTGTATCCGATATCTTGCGACCCACGGGAATCAGACGGTGGTTGTCGTCAAAGGCAATCCCGTCAAACACCTCTGCGGTCATTGGGTCAATCAGGAACAGAATGCCCTTGATGACGACGCGCTGGAGTTTGCGTGACTTGCGCTCCATGTTTCGCAGGTATGTGGCGTCCAGGTCCTCAGACTTCACCGACGGCTTGAATGCCAAATCTTCACCTGTAATGGTGCTGTCGAAGCGCATGCACGAAATCACTGGCTTCTCCTTGGCGTGTAGCTTGCGGTGAATCTCGCAGTCCACTGCGGCTTGCTTCAGCAGGGTCCCAATCTTCTGGTTCACCTGGTTCTTCTCGAACGAAATCTCGTACAGATACTCGTCAGCCGACATGAAGGTCTCCACAGGCCCCCCACCCTCGTAGCGCTTCATGGCTGTGTCCGCACGCCGAATGGGTGTGATGTTCGGAAACTCGTTGGACTTGGCCTGCTTGTCCGTGAACACCGCTACGTAAAAGCTAATACGCACTGTCCTCTCCTCTACGGGGAGCGTTGCGTGGGAGCAAATACGGATGGCGCGACCAATGACTTGGTCGTGACGCGCAGGAGTCCAGTGCGGCTCCAGAATATGCACATGGCGCACATTGGCCAGCGTGATGCCCTCTGCGCCGGAGGACGATGCCATCAGTAGGCACAGCAACTTCTTTCCGCGGGCCTCCACACTCGTCTTGAGCGACGCAGGGAAGGAGGATTCGTACTTGCCGTTGAATATCTGGCGCGTCAGTTCGCGCTCCTCGGCTGACTCTTGGCCCGTGTAGAAGGTGTACGCAGGCTTGGCGGGGTCCATCTCACCCTCCACCCACTGACCGTTGGTCTTGACAATCTTGTACACCTGCCACCCGTTGGCCTCCAGAACAGCCGAGAACACGCCCAATCCCTCCAGCTCGCGGTACTGCGAGTAGACGAACTGATTGCGATTGTCGGCCCCGATGGACTCTTGGATGTTCTTCAGCACCTTCAGGAACTTCGGGCTCAGTGTCGCCAGTGCCTTCTCCGACAGGTACTTCTCTGGATTGGCCTTCAGCTTGGCCAAGATTTCAGGCTTGTCGGCCACCTTGTCCTCCGACAGCTCCTCGCCCGTCGTCACGCGCAAGTCCCCAGGTACGGCGTAGTTACACGCCAACCGCGACAAGACGCGGTAACTGCCCAGATTCTCGTCCATAGACTTCTTGCCCTTTTGCGAATCCATCTTCAGCTCCACCCAGCGCTGCTGCAGGTAATGCGTGAACTGCTCCTCGGACATTGGGACCTTCTCCAGCATCTTGTCGTCCTCGATACGCCGAGGTAGCATGCGCTCATCCGCACCCTTGAAATACGACACCAATCCCTGAATGCGCCGCTGAAACAGCAGGGGATTCTTGATGGACAGCCCGTCCAGAAACATGGAGGCGAATTCGCCGTATGGAGACGGCAGGCACTCAAACTCCTCCGTCGTTACGCGCTCCACGGCAATCTCGGCACCGCCCAGCTCTGTTTCCACCTTGACCTTCCAACCGTTAATCCAGTCGGCGGGAACCGCGACCCACTTCATATCCGCCTTGTACTGCACGGCAATACGGTCGCCCTTTTCATTGTAGACGGAGCGGAACTGCGGGGGATTGCGGGTAATCATGACCACCTTCTTGGCTGCATTGAACTCCACTACATCCACTTCGGGCTGCTGGCGAAACGTAGCGGCTAATTTCTCCTCGTCCCAGCCCTCAATGCGCTTGAACGGAATCGTGATGCGCTCGATGGGTCCACGCAGCAGATTCATCAAATACGCAATCTCGTTGGGGCGGTTGATGACGGGAGTGCCCGACAAGGCCACGACCTTGCATCGCTTGGCGTGGTACAGCGCCTGGTAGACGGGACCAACCACACCCTCCTTGTCGGCGATACGGGAGATGAAGTTGTGGACCTCATCCACAATCACCACTCTGTCCTCAAACGGATTCGGGCCGTCCTCGGGCACCAACTCCTTCACCGCCGAGCGTGTGAGTCCGTTGTAGTTGATGAACGTGTAGCGCTGCGTCAAGATATCCTCAATCTGTGCACGAATCACATCTTGCTCTGTCTTGGGCAGGTCGGCGAAGTTCGGGGGCTGGTCGGGCACCGTGGAGAAGAAGCGGTTGGTGCGGTCGAGGAACCCGTCGGAAATCCCCATGGTCTTGGCCGTCTTGCGCGTCTCCTCGTTCAGCTGCTGCTGGCGCCAGTGGTTCTCGTAGGCGTATACAGGGTCGCCGCACTTGCGGAGCTCGCCAATGTAGTTGGCACGGAGCGACGCAGGGGTCATGACAATCACCTTCAGGGTCGTGAGCAACGACTCGGCCACGGCAATGGACGAACATGTCTTGCCTGAACCCAGTCCATGGTACAGCAGAATGCCGCGGTACGGCGTCTCAATAAGCAGGTAGTCCCGAATCAGCTTCTGGTAGTGCAGCAGCTCCCGAGCATTGGACTGGTTCTTGCACAAGTCCTCGTCCTTGTCGTCCGCATCCTGCGGTTCACGGGGTGACTTGCGGTATTTCAGGAAGGTGCGGGTAATAAAGTCCGCAAACGCCTTTCGGTTGGGGAGGACGTAGCTCATTATCTTGTGGCGCGTTGAAAGTTTCTGAATGCTTAACAAGGATGGTGGCAACGATTATCAATGCACCCGAATCCGACGGTACAAGTTTAATGCAACGGAATTCAGTTGGGCTCCAAGCCGAACTCAAAAAAATCGGTGCCGACGGCGACAAAGTACATGTGATTACCGATAAAGGTCGATCAGTGGCTACTATTGATTTTATTTTTAAACAAGGTGCTCCAGTGCCTTGGCTAGCGATTGGAATCACGCAGGAGGAGGCGGGTATTGGTACCAAAGAGGTCCGTTACAAGTTAGCAGACGGGAAGTCGCCGGCCGACCTCGTATCAAATCTTGAGAAGGCCAAAGGCACTAAATGGGGGGTGTATGACAAGGGCGGCCGTCGTCGCACACGCCGCACACGTCGCAAGTCCCGCGCTCGCAAATCTCGTCGCAGCCGTAAGTAATGGAGATTACACGGAAAAACCATCGCATCTGGATGGTGTCCATCTTTTTGTTTTTGATGGCGGGGTTCCTGTACCTCAAGCCCCAAGTTGCCTTTGGGCGTGAAGGACGGATTCGGCCGTTCGGCACGGGTGACCGCGAGTCTACCGTCTTCCCTGTCTGGTGGTGGGTGTTCATCATGAGCGTGGTTGCGTACTGTATGACCGTATACCTCGCGCGGTTCCGTGTCTGAAGGGGGGTGCTAAAAGTTTGCTGACAGATAGTAATGCCCCGCGACAACGTTCTCGAAGGCTGGGAGGACGAACTCGACGAGAATGAATACTACGACGGAAAATTTCAGGAGAACCGTCCGTCAGACGCACCAACAACGGAGGGAGAGAAAAAGAAGAGGATAATCAAAGCATTCGACCCAACTATACCCGACACACTCTACTACACGGTTAATGGCAAAACGTACACTGTTTATGCAGTTCCATTTCCAGACCCGTCTGATAATAATTTAGATTGTATCCAGCTGTTAATATTGAACACATCAGATAGTCTCGTCGGATGGCGGAATATTAACTATTCAACCTATGCGCCAGATGAGTACCTAGGCGATATATATACAACTGCATCGTCAAAGAAAGCGGTAGACATATTTTATACTAAACCCTTCTGGACCAGCTTCAAAAACGGTGTGGCTAAGAAACTCGCAGACGACACGAACAGGGATAATGTGCGACGGCCAGGGGATGCAGTGCCCGGAATATTCACACCCGAACCGCCACCGGCCGCCAAAGCGGCGCCACCTCCACCGGCCAAAGTGCCACAGCCTCCACTACCTGAACAATCCGAGGGTAAACCAGGCTTGACGGGTGCAGTTGTTGCCCGCGAATACATTAAAGCGGTCACAAACGCCGGCGGTCGTCGCAAGACCCGTCGCAGCCGACGCAAGACACGTGGACGCAAATCTCGTCGTTACCGTAAGTAATGGCCAAGTGTCCGTATGCGAATATCATAGGCGCACCTGGAACGGGATACTATCGCCAATGGAGGGTCTTTGGAATTTCCGTCGTGGACACCGTGGTCACCTTCTTTGTGTTTGCTGTGCCCAGCGCGTGGTTCTTCAAGGGAAATGTGTGGGTCCATTTCTTTGTGTGGCTGGTGATTGGCGAGGTCTTTCACTACGCATTTGGTACACAGACAGCGGGTCTGACGGCACTTGGCATTGACGTTCAGTGCGACTCGTAGGTCCGCACAATCTCCGTCAGCTGGTCCAGCATCTTAGCGCGCTCCACGTGGTGGGGGCGCACGTAACCATGACACTCAGCCATTGTCTTCCAGCCAATCCCCGAAATCTCCCGCTTCTGCATGTAGGTCATCTTCTGGCCTAGATTCACAAGCTCGGGCTTGGACAGCAGAGCCACAAAGTACACGTGGCGA